AAGAAGTATTCGCATTCTTTGCCGCCTGATTCGCATTGGTGGCGGCCTCATTGGCGGAAGTAGCAGCGTCAGCAATAAACGTCAGTTCCGCCGCCTTACTTGTGTTTTCAGCTGTAGTTCCTAGTGTCTTGAGGCCATTTAAATCTTCTGTAACAGGAAGATCACTGATTTTAACCTTTTGAATTTCCATATCGTCTCAAGCTAATTGCATAACCATCTTCTGTTATAACTATCCGACCGTCTTCTGTCGCCAAAAGAACGGGGAATATTAAATCTTCCAACTCCATTGTCAATCGGTCAAATTCTTCCGCAGATATAAATCCGCAATCTGCAACCGGATAGCGTTGCAAATCCCGCAGATTGTTTGTCTGCAATTCGACATCATCCGGGATCGTCAATTGTTGACCGGCCGCAAGTGTTGGAGTCCAAGTATCAATATTATTGGCATCCAGAATCTTCTCTATATTCAGAGGGGAACCGGTCGCATTTACACTGACATCCAAAATCGTTTCGCCTTGTCGAATGGTGTAGGTTGTCATAGTTTGGTGTATAAGGCAAAGAAATCGTATTCGATATAATTGGTGGTCCAGCCGCCACTACCTATAATGGTAGTGTCTTGTTGATAAACAGTCAAAATCATTGCATTGGTGCTAGTCCAAGAATAAAGAACTGAATTAGAGATGTTTTGTGAGTTTGTTCCTACAGGTAGTTTACGTGTAAATGTACGGGTGTTATTAATCGTTACATTAATACCCACATACCCGATAGCTCCCAAAACAGCATCAATACCCCCTGTTTCAAGAGTTATCACCTGACCACTGGGGTATATAAGATTGGAATCCACCTGAGCTTTGTATTTTTTTCCGTAAACCTGCTTTCCATCAAAGGTTAAACCCTCTACTACTACCTCCGTTTCAGAATCAAGGTCAGGGTAGGGGTAGAGCCCGATCAGAGCGGATAGTTGTGCGCTTGTCAAATCCACAGCTGGGCCGGCCTGGGTAGAAGCATTCCCTTTGACCGTCTGAGCAGGCATATTCGCCAGTTTAGCGTTCGACACAGCATTAGGCGCGATAGCTGGAGTTGTGATAGCTTCCGGCTGAATCTGACCCGGGGTAATCCACCCGCTATATTTGGCAACATTCGCCTCTGTAAGTTGCGGGTAGCCCGTATCACTGGCGCTAATTTGCGTGGTGTATTCCGTATACACGGGTGCCGTGCTGCCGGATTTGGTGGGACGGACATCCGTTTGATTGTCGAGAGGGGCCAAATAACTCGACCGGGTAGCCCCTGCGGGAACTGAGCGAATAACTCCATCCATAACCACCAATCCGGCCCCGTAGGCATTACCGCTGTACGTCAGGCCACTCAAAATAGCAAAGTGCACGTCAGCCAAGCCGGAAACAGCTGTCATAACGTTGTCTGTACACTGAGCAGCATCGGACTGTAAAAAAGGAGTTTTGTTCGTCTCCTGAACGTTGTATTTCTTTATCGAACTCATATAGCTTTGATTTTGTAAGTTATCCCATCAAGAATTAAGGTGTTCAAATCTGCCAGAAACTGAGAATACAAAGCGCTATCATCCATTAAGGACTGAGGCACCCATATTATTAGAATATTAATGCCGCTTACACTTTCCAGATTTGGGGTCAGATAAACCGGATCGACTGTCGTCGATGTCAGCCACACATCATTCGAGGCATCGTCCGGAGCCAGCCATACAGTCTCGTTTGCCCCTAAATACTCAAAATCTATCTGCTCGGAATAATGATCGCGCAAATACTTCAAGGCTGAACCATACGTCCACGGGATGAGGGCGAGAAGTTTCTGTTTTAGACGAAAAGCAAACAAATCAGCCAGTGGAGTGTGCAAAGGAGTGAGCGAGCAGTACACCAACCTATAAGCCACCGATAAGGTCAACGATTTAGTCACCGACCAATATTGGCGGAGGTAGAGCATGGTGAGCTTTCGTATGTCAGTTTCCCGAAACATAAGTTATATTCTTCTCAAAGTCGGTTTCGTAATTGAAATACCCGGCAGGGATTATTACGCTTTCCGTAAAAGGCTGCCAACCCGTGTCGGTCTGAATCTGACCGCCTGCCAGATAAAAATCTACCACTCCCGGCACATTGCTCCGCACGTACTGCTCAAGGTGATTCGGGTAAAAAGCCGAATTGAAGCTCATTGAATCCCTGAACTGCTCCATAGCTGAAACTACGCCGGATGCAATCGTTGCCTGATCGTACTGCGGGGAGTATACGCAGTTCATCGTAGCAAATTTGATCACATTGCCAGCAAGCGAATACTTATTAAGCAGGATGCCCGGAATTTCAAAATTCTTCATGTAGGTATCGAAGGCTTGCTTTTGTTCGTCAGTCAAAGGAATCAGCTGCCCGTTTTCATCCTGCGCAGCCACCTTTAGCGACAGGGTAGAAACCGGATAATCCTCACCCCCGATTTCCACCGTAGAGGTCGATATATCGGCCGATGCCTGTTTGACGATCTGTTTTGTGGTATCGATAGTAGGATAGTAGGGTTGGTAATTCTCGTCGAACTCCAAATTATCCCCGTACTGAAAAGCCTTAGCCGCATCCTCGTAGTATTTGGCTTTCCCGTACCTATTCTGCCTTACATAAGACTGTATCGTTGTCACAGTATTGCTGATCTCCGTGCGGACTGTATCGATCACATCCGAAAAAGCCTTGATGATCCGCTGATACACCGACCCGGCAGAGGTATTCGTAAGCTGGGGGATTGCCGCTTGTACGTTCGCCAGTATGTCATTGAAACTTGCCATATCAATATTCTGTTATTAGAACTACATCATTCCCTTGCACCCGGTATTCCGCACTCAGGGCGCCGTCCGTATAGGCCATGTTTTGCCAGCGGATCAGCGTGGGCAAAAGTTCAGACCCGATAGCATCCACTAAGGATAATCCGATAGGAGGATAGAGAGGGGTACACATGGCCGTTCCCGCAAGGATAAACCCGTTTTGCAGCCCGGTATCGCGGTCTGCGGCAACATCCAAATCGCCGCTCTCAATGTATATATCCCTTTCCCTCGGGTTGAATCTCAAATCCTGCATCAGTGCGTTATTTTAGTGTCCTCGTAATCCGCTGCGACAAATTCTGCCGCTTTTCCGGTCGGTGCCGGGGCTACCACCGATCCGGTACCCGGCTGGACTCCGGTAACATTGTGAGTGTGACTGTTAAAAGCGTCCACCAGAGCATTCAATTTATCAGTTAAAGTGTTTATTTTGATAATACCACCCAAATCACCGTTATTCAGGGTTATTTGATCCGATACAATATCTATGTTCGTTTGTCCTGTAATTTTAATGCTCTCGGCATCCTGAAAATCCAGCACTGCCGGGCTTCGGGTGTTTCCTCCGTAGAAACATACCGAACAATCGGTGCCGGGCTTGGGGTAGATCATGTAATTACTTTCTACCGACAATACCCGCAATGGTACTCCTTCCCATTCCAAAGAACCTCCTTCCGCATCCTCGACCGACACCGTACAGGTGTTATCATCCTTGTTTACGGCGGTAATCGTGCCCTGGATAATGCTGCCCTGCATAGAAAACTGCCGTAAAAGCGTGGATAATTGGGCTACCGCGTAATCCGTATAATTATCCATTGCTGAGGGTGGTTTGCGGCACGGGCATATCACTTGCGATCTGTGCCAATGTTAATGTTTGCCTGCATCCTTGAGTGTCGATAGTCACCCCTACGCGCTTCACCTTATAGGTGCCATTCAGTGATGAAAAACTTTTATCTTTGTAATCCACCAGACTGAACAACTTAACTTCCGGATAGAGCAGGGTGGTAAGCGTTCCTTCATACATGCCGGTCCGCAGGTTATCCAGTACATGAGTATTGACGTAAGATTCAGCGTTCTCTTTCGTTACAGAGGTGCAGTCAACCACCCTTATCTGCCCCTCCTGATCCCCAACGGTAAAGCTCTTTTTCTTCCCGTTTTTATCTGTGTACTCGACTTTCAGTTTAAATTGTTTCCATACTCCGTCGGGCTGTTGGATATTGCAACCGATCACGTTTCTGTCGCTGGCCAGCTTGACATTATTTCCTTTGGTAGCGCTGATGCCCGTTGCAACCAGCTTTTTGTCCCGAAAAGTAACCACGAGCCACATTTCACTCTTGATCTGCTGCAACACGTACAAAGGTGAAGAGTCTTTGATGGAGAATTTAATAAACTCCACATCGGCCACATCATCGGAAACCTCAACCCCTTGCGACGAGCACACGTATTTCAAGATTTCTTTCAGCTTGACGGGTTTATTCCACACGTTATTCAGGATGCCCCGGCGCAGTAAATAAACCTGATCCTCGCAAACTATCGTACTCGGGGTTCCCTCCCTGATCTGATACACGTAGCCCTCAAACAAAGTTCTTTCCGGGTAGTCGTCGTACCATGCTTTTACCCGTACTTTATCCCCGGCCTTAAAAGCAGTCCGCACCGGCGCTATAAACGGTGTCCCGCCGTCTTTCTCGATCCGGGCATTCAGAGGGCAGGTGATTTCACACCGTGCGCCGATCCCGTCGATAGAATCATTCACAGAAACCCGAACCACTGAGGATAGTTTTTTCTCGTAGTTTTCGCCGAATGAAACTTGAACATGCGCGATCAAGTACAGCATTATTGCGAGATTATAAGTGTTTCTTCTTTGTTGTTTTTCTTGCTGGTTGCATCGTATGCTTCAATCGAGTACTCGAATCCTACCGATCCGATCAGCGGGTTGGTGGTCATACTCTCCACCAAGATGTATTCGATACCGAGTTTGTTTAGGTAAGGGTTTTTGACCTCTATAATCTCGTTTACTTGGAATACCTGCCGATTTATCAGGTCGAGGGCTTCCAGCATATCATCTATGCGGTATTTGTCATTCCAGTCCTTTGTGTCGGTCGCTATCTGTACGGCGCCACGACCCAAATCATCAAACCCTCTTTGCCGCCATTTATCCACAAGGATAGTTCCCCTAAAAGTGATTTTCGAGGTCTTTATACTCATGCGTTCAAACGCCTCTTCTCCGTCAATAATCTGCGAACGGGCGATGACCTTACCGTGTGAAGTATTCAGCTCAAAAAACGGCTGTATCTGTACGGAGAACTTGGTATTATTGAATTCAACATACGTCACGTTATCGGGAGAGGCTGCATTGTAATCCCCGATATATGTAACCAAGTTGCGTATAAACTCCTTTGCTTTGCTCATCACTGTACAGCGATTTGAGTGAGAATATTGACAAACTCTTTAGCGGCTGTTTGCCCTAATTGTTCCGGGGTGTACTTTTCCCCCTCTACATGTTTATCGTCGATCTGAACCACGGGAGAATTGAATGTGATCTGGAAGTTTTTGATACCGCCGTTGCCGGAGACACCACGGGGGGAAAGGTCGGTGTTGACTCCAGCTATTTGAGATATAGCGTTAGATGAGTAGCTATTAATATTGCCACCACCTAACACACCCACGATCTGCGATCTCAATGCTGAATTTGCGTCCAGTGTTTTAGTAAGAAGATTCCAATGCCGACCTTTGTAGGAAAATTTCGTCAAATCTTCTGTTATTTTTTTATTGTATTCCGTTAGCTTACTTATCATGGAAGATAAGTAATCACGTCCGAAATTTTCATCCGATAGCTGTTTGTTAATATAATCTGGATCATTCTTAACCGCAGAGGTAAAATCATAGTCGGTATACTTTCGGATAAAATTATGATCACTTTGGCTCTTTGCTGTTTCATATAGAGAATATACACCCGCAATGGCACCGCCAGCTAAACCTAGACGACCCACCACACCCCCTAATTTGCCTCCCAAAACAGAGGAAGTAGATATTACATTAAGTAATTTAACTATCGTTTGAAGACCATTAATGAAACCCACAAGGGTTTTGAATGCAAACACTCCCGCCAATGTGTAACCTACAGCCTTTATTTTGGGTATAAGTTCATCGAAGTTTTCGATCTGCTTCTCCACCCAATCGCTGAACTGCTGCAAATAGGGTCTGGCTTTCTCAAAGAATTTCACCCAAATTTCCTGCATTTTGTTCCCGATGATCTGCCATTGTCCCCGGAAGGTGTGCGCCCGTGCCTCCATTGCACCAAAGTAAATTCCGCCTTCTTTGGTCATGTTCTCGAAAGCCTTAGCCACAACATCAAAAGTGATCTTTCCGCTGGTAGATATTTCCTCCATCTTTTCAACCGGCACGTTCAAAACCTTTGCAAGCTCCTGCCAAATGGGGATGTTCTGCATAGCGAACTGACGCAAGTCAATACCATAGGTTCGCCCCATCGATTTGATCTGGGCAAAGTTGTAGGCTATATTGCTAAAATCACCTCCTGAACCCGACACCACATCGCCCAGCATCTTAAAATACTTCATCGTCTGATCCTTGAACACAGGGGCGAGCATGGCCGCCTGTTGGCGCATGTCCTGAATCGGAATAGGGGCCCGGCGACCAAAAGCCTTTAGCTCATTGTTCATAGCAATGGCTTTATCCCTATCTTTTAAGGCGAATTGCAACCGGGCAAGTATATCCTCTTCATTACCGCCCGCATTAATGATCCTGCGGCCAATATCGACAGCGCCGATAGACAAGCCGAGCCCGGCCAATCTTGAACCGAGCCCCCGAAAACCGAAATTGAGCCTATCGAGTCTCTGCCGAGCATCACCTATTGCCGTCGATACTCGTTTAAAGCCGGATTCTGCTTTCTGGGTGGCTTGCTGGGCAGAAGTACCGGTACGACGGAATGTATCTCCCAACTTGGACGACATGCTGTTTAGCTTCTGCATAATCGTGTCCAGTTTTTGGGAGATCGTAAACAGTTGCCCCATCACTGTAGCGGCATTCCCGCCTACGTTGATCTTTACTCCGTAATCGATCATCTTGAAGGAAAATTAAGAGAGGCAGCTACAACAACTGCCTCTCGTGCAGTTTATTTGCGTAAATATGGGCTAAGGTGGCTCCGATCTCGTCAATGCTCAGTTCCTCGAACTCCCTGCGGCTCATCCCGAAAATCCGGGCGAATAACAGGTATGTTTCCCACAGGGGGTTCTCCTTGCTGAACAACTGGAGCAGTTCGGCGCTTTTCGTTTGCGCAACCTGAAAAACCGTTGATAGTTTTACAAGTTGGCTGTTAAAAAAGGGCCGATCACCCTCCCGAAAAGCTCCATATTCAGCTGGAACGTTGCCACCACGTCGTTTTTCAGCAGGACAAAATCTGTCTCGTTGAAATCCGGTCCTTTGACCACAAGGCCGTCGATAAACTCCGTCCCCATCTTTTCGATAGAAGCCGGGGAAAATACTGCTTCGCCTTTTGCATCCGTGGACATCATACCCATCGCCGCATAAAACAGCTTTGCGTCGCTTCTCCGGCACCGGTCGATCTCCCGGAATTCCAGTTTCATCTCCTTGTCGACCAGCTGGCCGTCGGCATTTTTGCACTTGAATTTTTGCGTGATTTCCATGATTACACAGATTTATAGTCGATACACGTCCCGGACAACTCCCGGAGCGTTTCGAGTGAATTGCGTTCGATGTTCTTGTTGTCTCCGGAGAACGCGCAGCCGATATACTTCTCAACAGAGCCATTCTCCAGGCTGGTCACCGTGATATTCGTATTAGCCGGGAAATCCCGGAAATCGTGAATACCTGATCCCATAGCCAGTTTAGCGGCCTGCACGATCTTGATGGCCTCTCCGTCCTGCAAAGAGATATTGAACGCGTTGTTCTTAATTCCCCGCTTGACAGCGATAGGCTTCTCCGTGCTGATAGCTCCGATAGGGGTAGCATCCTGAGATAGATTCCTACCCACAGCGGAAGCGGTCAGAAACATGTACACCGGAACCGAGCCGATAGTGATAAACACCTGGTATTTATCACCGCCTGAAACTAAATAATCCAGATTCATATTACAGCGAGTTTACAAATTCGATGTCCGCTTCGATCAGGGCAATGCCCGGACGCTGCTGGATGGATAAGTGAGCCTTGACGGTCCTGGTCGAAGTGAACGGAGAAAGGCTCGAAAGCTCCAGATTCACCCCGGCAATCTCCCCGTCCGTAATCATCGGATCGGTATAGGTCGTGTAGAAATGCTCCGTCACCGAGGAAAGATACCCTTCGTTAATATCTCCGTCCGTATCGATGGGCGGCGTTTGGCCGATAATATCCGTAAGGTAGGCATGCAGATAATCCGCAATCTTATTCAGCACCCGGTTGGCCGGAATCGTCGACAGAGCCATAGTGCTGTCCTCGGCGGTTGCACCGTCATTGAAGTAGTAACCCGACTTCGTGTCACGCGTCCGAATGAAAAGATGCTGTTTTTGTCCCAGCGTGTCGAACACGGCAGGCAAAACCGAGCTTACCGGAGTTCCGTCAGTAAACCACGCGTTCTGAATCGGGAGCGGTCCGGCAGACACATTCGAGAGTTCGTAATTGACCGCCTGCCGGGAAAGAATACCCAGCACCAGCCCGACAGAGGCACAGCTGTCGAGGGTGGCCGTAGTATCACAAACAGCTACACGCGGACAATCCTGCGTATTGAAGTCGGGAGCGTCGGTAACCGATTTGAGGTTATTGCCGTCCAGTACTGCAAACGCCCTGAAACCGGCATCCCAAAGATTGCCCAAAGTCGTATTCAGGGCCGTTGCAGTAGGAATTACATCCGCATAGTAGCTTCCGCTCGAAGGAGCCTGATCCTGCGGAGCGAAGACCACGCCGATCATCTTGGCCCGATCAGCAGGCGAGGGATTTCCCTCGGCACTCAGACCGGTGGAGCGGAGCAGGGATTCGAAAGTATCGGAGGCGACAAATTCGCTCATCGTCGTGCTTTTGTCCACCCCAATCAGATACAGAGTAGCACCGTTTCCAGCCGAGGTGTAGAACTCTTCAACCTGCCTTACCAATGACACCTTATTTGTTGCGTCGTACGTGTCGGTTATGCCGAGAGGTGTCAAATTGCTCGGCTGCGAGAGCTTATACAGGGTATTCAGCTTAAACGTACTCGCTACCGCCACTGCCTGCACACAGAGGAGTGCCACCCCGTCCGAAGACGAGGCGACACCGGTCCGGGTGTTGGTGAATTTGATATTTACACCTGTTTTCATGCTTTTTCTTTTTTTCCGGTTTTCTTGTCCGGCTTGGACTCTTTCTCCGTAGTGGATTCATCCACGGCATTGAGAAGGTCGGCCACATTCTGAGCCTCTTCTTCCTTGCTCTTCTGAGGATAAATCGGGTATTTCATAAAGAGATTTTCCACCTCTTCGATGGTCTCCGGCATATTCTCGTTGGTGACCAGAATAAGCGGAGACTTCGGATAGAACAGATGGTGTTTAGCCACCTGTTCATCCGTAATCACCATTTGCAGGTAGGTGTCCAGATGAACACCTTTATAACCTGCATCGGTGAATTTCTTTACAACGCCTTTCAGCCTCGCAAAAAAGCGTTCATCCACATTATGATTGATTTCTACCATGATTGTGTATTTTTATGGTTATTCACCCGTCGAGGGTGCGGTATACTTGGTCGGCACGATCAGAGCCGTTCCCAGATTGTTGGCGTACGCCGGAGCGATACCCGTCTTGATTTCTGCCGAGTAAACTTCGCCGTACAGGGTGGGCTCGATCTTGGTAAACACCTCCATCGAAGCCAGGCCGCGCAGAACATACTCCGGAATCAGCCCGAGGCCGTACTGTACCATCGTAGCCGTCGGAGTGCCCGTAACCGGGTTTACGACCGCGCTCGTGGTCGGATCGTACACACCCAGGTATTGACGGGTGAACACACGCGAATACGATACGCGCAGGTCTTCGTTCTTGTATCCCTCCACGAAGCGGGTGAGGACGGTCTGCACTTTCGGGTCCTGCGTGAGCGAGTACTGCAACGATGGATCGACGTTGATAACAGGATTGAGGGATTCGATACGAACATTCTGCGTCTGGAAGAATGCCTCCAGAGCCTGAATGTCCTTCATCGTAAGACCGTTGTAGTCGCCGGTGTTCGACGGCACTTTCACCCAGTTTTCCCCGAGCTTGAGCGCCTCGCCCGAAGTGCCTTGCACCTTCGGAGTATAGCCCGATTTGGTCGTTGCGATCTTCTGGGCCAGCGTGAACAAATCCCAGTCATACATAGCTGTAAACAGGTTGTTCAGCGCCACATCCCACTGCAATCCCATCTGGTCGTAAGCAACGATGTCTCGGTTGTAACGTTTCCAGAGCATCGGTTCCAGCAGATGTTCGTAAATCTGCATCGATACCGGCGTGTCGGCTTTGGCCACAATCGTTGCAGGCGTAACCGTCGTATCGGTCTGGGCCGGTTGGGTGGTAATCTTGTTGTCGAAACCGATATTCGCCCATACGATTCCCACGTTATCGCCGACCATCTGGGCCGGAAGAACGGGCATCCGGTTTACCCACAGATTGGTCGGGAACAGCTTGAGGTACGCCATTGCCGAAAATGCGATACGGTCCAGCGCCGGAGATTCCACAAAGTCGGTCGATGCGTTCAGTTTGGCATTGCCGCTCATGGAGAGCTTCTGAATCTCACGCAGTGACGATGAAAGTGATTCCCGGTTGCTCATGTACTCAGCAACACTGACGCGAACCGGGCGTGCACCGTTGTCGATGTTGAAGTGCAGTTTGTCGAAAAACACTTTTCCTGACGGGGTGTTCTTGATCGCATCGAACACATGCAGTTTTTCGTTTTCGTTGCCCTGCGAAAGCATCTCGGAAATCCCATCCATACCCTTTTCTTTCATAAGGGCCGAGAGGGATGCCCGTTGTGTGCTGACACGTACTTTCGGCATGTCCATTTGGGGCATCGCGGGATTCAGGCCCAGTGTTGCCGGGGCCGGTTCAGACACCTGTTTGGGTTCCGGTGCTGCCAAAGCGGCAGGTTCGGGTTGGGTTTTGGGCTCTTCCGCAGGAGCGGAAGCAGCGGGGGCAGACAGGGTAGCGCCTTCTGCCGGTGCGCCAGTCTCGGGCGCAAGGTTTTTGTTCTCTTCCATTTCGTTTGATTTATTTACTCCGCTTCCTGCGGAAAGGTTTTCTTCTTCCTCTTCCCAGCAATTCAGGGTCACATACTCATAACCCGCTGAAAGTTTGGCTTCCATCACATCGGGACTGATGCCGGATAACTTCTCCGGTGCTTCGTCCGTACTGAGGGCAACCCCGGCCTCCATTGCAACAGCTCCCGGATCGGCCGGAACAGAAGTCATCGAGTTTTCCCAGAGATCAAAGGCCAATGCTTCGTTCCGGTCGGCATTCAACTTGACAAAACCACCCATGCTGATGGCGTTGATACCTCGCTCTTCATAAAGGGTCTTATACCGTTGCCCGAGCTCCGTAGATGCGAAAACGGGCAGGGCGGTCAGTTTACCGTTTTCTATCCGGATGTCCTCCATGTGGCCTATATTGTTGTCGTATTCATGTTCAGCCAACAATACCGGATTTGCGAGATAATCCGAGATATTGATTACCTCGACGGGGATTCTGTAGCCTTTTCGATTCATCCTCCCGGATGAAAGAACTATGCGTCTTGTCTCCATTATACCGTTACTTCAAATTCATACTTAATATCTTCTATGGGCACCTCCGGCTCCTCCATCGGAACAGTAAGAATCGCACGCACGATCAATTCGTAGGTAACCACATTCTTCGACCATTTGTCATAAGGCGTATGCCTCAGATTATACCCCCGGGACCTGGTTATTAAATTATTCTTCTGGAGTAGCTTTTGCATCTGCGGTGTAGCAAACACCTGCCGATTGAAAAGCGTCTGGATGCGGTCGGGTATATCGTAGGCCCCCTTATACTTATCCACTATCCAATCCGAAGAGTGCGCCAGGTCTATATTGGTGTCGAGAATCGAGATAGAAATACCAATCTCATACTCCCGTCTCTCATAGCCACCGACAAACACCGAGCTTTCATCCTCCAGAATCCCCACGATTGCCGCCGGAAGAACGTTTTGCGGCGGGTTGTTCGTGGTAAAATTCCGGGCTATCTGCACTTGCTTCAAACCTAATTCCGGAAGCGCCATCAGTTCCTTGCAAACCGCATATAGTAATTGCCCGGTCATTTTTTCAGCATATTTTCTACCTGATCCATCGCTTTCCTAAGCACGGCCTTTCTCGCATAAATGAATTGCCGTTGGGGCATACCCTTCAATCCTTCATTGTGTCTGGGGGCATACGGAATAAGCCTCGTATCTAAGCCCACACGAACGGTCTTACCCTGTACTTCAAAATGCACCTCGTTCATCATGGCCGCGCTTTTAACCAATGTTCGTCGCCCTTCCTTTTGTGCGGCTTCACTGGGCTTCCATTTGCGTAATCCCTGATCTGTTTGGACTCCCTGACGCATAAAGTTGGCTTTGATGTCCTGCGCTACCATATTTCCGATGATGGCCGGAGCTACCTTCATAGCTTCGTCGCATTTCTGCTGAAGCCTGCCCAGATCCACTGTCAAATCTTTCAAACTTTTCATCACCGCACCATCAAAAGCCCACGCCGCAGCATATCGGCCTGTAATGAGTTTCGAACCACATAAGCGTCCGTAATTACATTATCCTCAAATTCCACTGCGTAAACCACATTCGAGGCAATACGAAGCATTACACCCTTCGTTTTAGTCTGGTTGTTCTCATCCACCCACTGCATCCACATCTCATCAGGATTGGAAATGGTTTCACCCAAAAGGTTGACACCTTTACCTCCAGCCACCTCCAAACGAGACCGCAACGAGAGAGTGAGTACAAATCCCATCCGTAGAACAGAGTTATGCACCAGGATATTCCCGTTTTGAACCGGTGCACGCTTGAGCATCTTAGCGATGTCCGATACCGTTCCTTGGTAAACATCGACTTTGGGGGCCGTTTCCATCATCTTGTTCACGGAATCAAGCCGGTATTTATCGAATGAAAGCCGATTGATGCTGGGAAGCACATCGAAATAGCTGCTATCCTTGTTCGGCATGATGCCGTTGATGCCGGCATTGTAAGTAAATCCCTTTTCGACATCCTGCGATAGCAGGTCCTGTATATCCTCATTCGGGGCGACTTGCCAACCGTTTTTCTGTCGGTCATACTCGGATACCCCCTCGTAAAAGCACCGGCAGTTCCATCCGTTAGGCGGAAACAGTCTTTGAGCATTCGGATCATCGATACGAAACACCCGGCCGTTGAGCCTTGCATGTTCATCCCGTACCTTGTTGTCCTCCTGGGTTCGATAGCGCCAATAGGGGAGTGAGTCGCGCTGCGCCCACAGGCTTCCCCACTGATTGGCCATAATAGCCGTCATCGAGGCTGTTCTATATTCGGTCTTTAGCCAGTCTTCGCGGAATGTAGATACGATCTTATTGACCGCCTTTTTGAACTGCGAGAAAGAGACCTTTTGCCCTTTGTCGTTAAAGAGACTTCGAGCAATGGCATCGTTAACCGCAGCCTGCTCGGCTACGTTCTTGGCAGCTGAAAACTGGAAGATGTTAGCCATGTAACGAGGCACCAAGTCATCAGGGATAGAACCATTCCCTTTGGCGGATAGTTTCACCAACGGATTATTCCCGAACAATGGAGCCTTAAATGTGTCTGCGTAGTATTTGTACTGCTCCAGATCGATAAAAACAGGTTGGGGCTGTTCCGTTTCATACAACTTTCTCACAAATGCGTCGGAAACATGCGCATGGTTCCCCGCAGGAAGATCGACATCTTCTTTAGCTACCTCTTCTTTGATCTTGGGTGCACGCAAATAGATAATCCCCTCTGGCTCCTGTGGTGTTTGACGACTGCGAGCCGTTAGGAAATCGAGCGCTTTGCGGACAAAGTTTTTTTCCTCTTTGGTTTCAATCTCTGCCTCTTCTTTGATAGCGACCGGCGGCAAAGAGATGCCCGATTTATCCTCGTAAAAGTTTTCAGGCAACCCGATCTGGGTAAAAAATTCCTGCGTAAGTTGTTTGCCGTTCTGATTAACAATGTCCGACATCTTTTGTGCCTCATCCATGCTCATCGTGGAAGCACTGTCATCAGAAAACCATCGATTATCCGGAATGTTGAGCTTTGGTTTAAGGACATTGTTCAACACCTCTACCATCCATTTCACATCCCGCTCGGCATAGGTCTTTGCAACCCGCTCGTGAACCTCCCCCAAAGACCGGCTATTGCCTTCTTTGATGGTCAACTGAGACCCGAGTACAAGATTAATCATCCTGATCTCAGCCTGATCGATATAGTCGTAGTATGTTTTATAGGCATTTTCCTTGGCGTTATGCTCGGTTTGTTTAACCTCTATGGAATAAACCTGTTTCCCATCATCCACCGAAAAAGGAGTAGTAATAGCCACGGTAGGGTCTATATTGGCCGCAATTTCCCGTGCAGTCTCCTGGTTGGGATTTACCTTTTTCTGCTGAATTGTGCCGTCCGGAGCAATGTAGTCTTGTAGTTCTACGCCTGCACCGTTATATCCGACTTGCGTTAAGGGGAATGCCAATCTCGTTCCCGATGCTAACCAGTTTCTCAAGGTGATCGCAATGCCTACATACTCCTTCAAAAGAGGTTGAAACAACCCAAGCATAGTCTGGTGTTGTGATGAATACTCCACATAGAACAGGTTAGAATAATCATCGAACCTCTCATGCCCGTTCAGGTCGAAAGGCGTATGTTTAAGGGCTCTATTGAATGGATCGATAACCGAGATAGGGTAGCGCTCAATTTTATTGTTTTGTGGCTGAAAAACACCGCCCGAATACCCTTGAAAGATCGCCATAGATGCCGCCTCGATCCATTTGCGGAACCACCCTTTGTCAATTTGTTCGGTCAGCGCTTCGTCCACATTCCCATTTTCATCCATCAAAACATAACGGGCGGAGAGAATCGGGTTTAATCTGCGCTCTATAAGTGTTTGTACAAACGGGGACGAGGCCAGCATCCACGTTACCATAGTATCCCATCCCTGAGCCATGCCGTTATTAATAAGCTGGTCGGAATACATACGCCAATCAGCCTCGGTATAGTCTATATACCGGGTCATGGGATAAGTCTTGACTACAAACGAGCCTAACCCGACCGGTTTAATCGGGTTAACTGAGTTCTGTTTATTTGTAGCCCTTGCCATCAGTACAGGTATTTATTTTTAGTGGAAATAACCTCCGGAGCCATTCGTATATCTTCCCCGACAGAAGGGACATCCAAAAGCGATTGTTTGCGTGACTGCAACTCATCAATCGTGCGCAGGAAATCCTGATATGCGTCGGTAAGGCTCTTTTTAATCGCCTCGTCTCCGCTGGCTATCTCCCAACAAGCACAGAATATAACCAGCTTTAAAACCACTCCGTTGCGATCCCAGCCGGTTTTCTGGTATTCAGTCGATAAATCATAAAGTGCGGCGAGATAATTTTGTACACGGCTCTTGGCGATATGTACGGCACGCTGGAGGCTATCGGCATTCTTATCGTAAACAGCTTCCAGATAATACTCCGGTAAATACTGAATCAGGTCGATACCCATCAGGTACCCGAAATCCATTGTTTTTATGTCGATAGGATCAGCCATTACCTCCACGTCCTTTTTGCTATATACACATCACTCATGTGGGTGACATTCGTTTTTTGGCTCAATTTCATCACAGCTCCATGTACGCTATCCGGAATATCGTCGTGCATGTCTTTGGGCATGTTTTTGGCGAAATTCAGGAATTGCACCTCAACCTGTGAGGAAATCATCTTTTCCTTGATATGGTTGCTGAATATCAGTTTGTAATTTTCATTGAGCGGAACTAGCAGGGATTCTATTCGCATGAACTTGTCGCCTTTGTTCGTGTTATCCAACCGATAGGGGATAGCGCAACCGTTTTGGGCGCAATACTCGTCATGTGCTTTTGTGAAGTCATCCGCTATACCCTGGTTTTCGATCCACGTTTCTACGATTGCTCGATGGCCTTTTACCTGCTCCAGATTGGATTCTGCGTAACTTTGAGCCTCGTGTATGAGCTCCATCATCACGTAAGTAGTGCATTGCGCTGCGTTAATGTCGAGCACATAGAATGATCCCTGACAGATTCCCACCGTGGCGACCGACTTGTAGTCATTCTTGGGGCCTGACTTATAAGAAGGATCGACGTAGATCACGATCTTCTCAAACACAGACCAATCGAGTACATCCAGCCAATTGAGGTGCTTGAATATTTCGCCGTCGAAGTTGGCCCCGTATTCGCCCTCCAAAAAGCGCTGTCGGTCACGCGGTGAAAGGTTTTTAAGCGTGGCAATATAATCGTCGCTCAAATGCTGCATGTTGTCCGTCGGTCGGAAATGCGTCGTTGCATAACGCTCAGGATCATTTAAAGGCTCCCGGGATGATGGATTGAGTTTTTTGTTGAACATCACATAGTCCCATGCCTCAAAGACGGTAGGGTTGAGCGTAGTGACAAACTTCGGCATTCCCTTTACTCCATCGGAATCATACACAACCTGCGTCAACCGGGTAAACAGCTTTTCGATAACCTTGTAATCGTTCTCGTTGCCCTCTTCCACAAGGATCGAAAAGTATTCAGAAGACAAAATCTTCGTCATGCTATCCTCGTCTCCCATTGTGGCGGCGGCACCATAAAAGAATATCTTAGACCCATTAAAAAAGGTTAGGATGTTCTCGGACTTGTTGAAGGTCACAAATGGAAGCCCGCCCACACTGGCATCGTAAGGATGGACACCTCCATTGATTTTGGCAAACTCCCTCCATAGCGCCGGCATCGTCTGATTCAGCATACCAATTTTCAAAGAACTCAGTGTTTTGCGGAACACCAATCCGTAACTACCCGGGTAAATAATCGCTCGCTTTACAATCCATAAAAAAGCATAAAACGTTTTACCGCTTCTCGATCCACCATACAGGCAAATGAACTTGACGATTACCCCTACAAACAAAGCAGCCTGAACCGCTTTTTGCTTGTCCGTAAGAGGGACATTCAGACTATAAGCCTTTGTCCTCATTGCCGAACATCACCGTAGTTATGGTGCTATCTTGTTTTACTTCTTGTTTGTCAGCCAAACCTAATTCTCTGGCGATAATATTGCTTTCTAGTAAGCCTGCTGCGGCCCCTGTAAACTTCTGTGAGTAGATTATATCGCGTATGCATGCAGTGATGACCGAATAAGCTTCATCCTTTTCATAAAGTTGGAATGTTGAACGCGCAATCCCTGCGAACACACAAAACTCTATGATGGTCATGGCTCGCATTTTATTTACAGTGTCTCTAAAGCCTGATCCAAATACTTTTTCTTCAAGCAAAGGATTATCTTCCACCCATTTGAAATAATCAACGGCTTTATCCCATAATTCCTGCGGGGTGTATTTCCTGTCTGATCCTGATGGAAATCCTTTTGCCAGTTTCCAATATGTATTTCCCTGCTTAAAGGCCATTACTTCAAGAATTCGTTAAACTGCCACATAACAAAATCTACATACTTAGAGCACTGCACCATTAAATCGTTGGTGACATAATCACCGGTCGCATTGGTATTAGCCCAAATAGCATTTTGCTGTTGGCGGATGCTGGAAAGTTGTGCGATGATTTCCTGGACGAGCTGTCGGTCTGACATCTCAGGATAAGTTCGGTCACCGCCGGTCATCTGAATAACCGAATCGGGATTGAGTTGACGGTAACGCTCGGCGATAGTGTCGGCTTGATCTAGGGCTCCTTCATATAGCTTCTTAAATTGCTTATGTAGCGTAAAAAAATGCCCTCCTTGCACATTGATGTGTGCAAAGTGGGCAAAATCCCTTAATGCGATCCAACTACGAACAAGCTCTACCATAGCTATGTACCATTACATAGCAAAAGTATAGCTTCATGTAAGCCGATACAAGCTATTTTCTTTCAAAATCTTTCAAATTTCGATGTCGCTCCAAATACCTGTTTGAAATGAGATGATCTTGAGTGTGCTGCAAAGCGTCCGCCCATTGCTGCCATTGCTCAGGGTGGGAGGTAAGCCAAGCTTTCACTTCGGATTGCTCCACATATACACCATAGTCATCCGCCCTAAAACTGATCGCATGCTGGCGAATAAGCTGATGTAATCTGAGTTCGGCTATACCAAATTCTCGTGCTGCTGCTTTAATATCCATAACAATACTTTTAGAACAATAATATCACCTTTTATCGGTCTTTCCCCTATGCAACTTTCTGCTTTTAGAACAATTTATCTCAACTCACATGTTTTAAAATCCACCGTCAACCGGTAAAATCCCAGCACATCCGAGCCGATCAGTCCTCTTACGTTCTTTCCGGTAGCCCTCCGCAGACTGGTCATGTCCTGTACCGCGAAGCTGGCCGAATACGGGATGCTGTCGAGCGTAAACGGGATTCTTCCGGTGGTCTTTAGAGGGATCGAGGTTCCGTCTACGCCGATTACCTCTAAGCCGGTAGCCATGTAGTAGATTTTCACCTCGTCACAGAGCTTTTTATCCAGCATAGATGTAGACGCTCCGGTGTCTATTAAGAATAGCTCCCTTTGGCCGTTTATCGTGGCATAGACGAAGGGGACACGGTCGAAGATGATCTTGCCCGGCTTGGTCTTGTTGAGCTCACAGGCGGCAAAAATCACGGCTATAAAGGCAAGAAGAAAATAAAGTAAGGTTCTTTTCATATTTCAGGTTTTTGTTATTTTTGCATTACCAATTTCATATTGGCTTTGGGTTATGTAGTAATAGGTTGGAGGGTGAGGCGGACACCCTCCTTTTTTATTTTTCGCCTTGCGGCGTGTTTTTGCTCCCGGAGGCGGAGTCGAACCGCCTCGCGTGGCCACCCGGTCGGGATTAGAGTTTGAATTTACCCATAACGCCTCGATTCATACGGTCTTTAACTCGATCCTCACATCCTTCGAGGAACATTTTGAGAGCGGCAATTTGCTTTTCATTGAATGGAGACGGGAAGCGATTGTTGAGTTTTACAACGCGGTCAAGCATGGCGTAAGCAAGCTGCTCGGATTGCACACCCGGGATAATGCTGCCATCGTCATTCTTCTGTATAAATTGGATATCGGTAAACGAATCTACATAGGTAGCTTGTCCATCATTGAATCCTGTTGAGTGTTGAATTCGGTAGAGGTGGGCCCCTCCGTAGATGTCATCTTCCTTGACCTTGATTGTTCGCGCTTCACTTGGAAACACTTGATAATTAAGTTTTTTCATTGATTTAATTGTTTTTTGTTATTTTTCGCCTTGCGGCAGTTCGTTTATTCTCCCAGCATTGAATCGGCTGTGGCTCGCACTAAATACGGGTGCCAGTCCAAATAATCCTTTTGCGGATCACAGACAGAATCAATTAGACACTCGGCAGACATAACCACGCGTTGCCAACAGCCGCAATCAGCTTTTTTATAGCGACGCTTAATAAATTCAAACAGCACGAGCCGGTTGTCCACATCTTCGGGATCATAACCTTCTTCATCGGCTACCTCTTTGCGAATTTTGAGTAGTTCAAGTTTGTCTGGATCGTCGTCATCCCATTCACTCCAACTCTCTTCATCGCTCCATTTATTCCCAAACAGCGATTGTAAGGGCCTAAGAAGATTATACACTCGCTCAAAATCATTTTCATCGGCTTTCGCCACTCTAATTGTTGACATAGTCGTTTATTTTTTCGCCTTGCGGCAGTCCTTCAATCGTCACCCTCACAGGGCGGCAGGTGTGACTCTCTTTCTCGTAATTGCCCCACGAGGATTGGCCGATGAAATCTTCAATACACCATTCCTCGTTCGGGCGTAGTGACCATTCTACGGGTTTCCCTTCCGGATCAAACACCGCCCACATTTTGATTGTTGTCATGGCTAATATTCTCCTTTCTCCATCCGCTTGGACAGTCTGTTAATTTTACGGGCAATGATCTTTGGAATGTCCTCGTAAGCGTAACTGATATAAACCAATTGCTCGACACAGATCAGTACATCCGCCATCTCTTCCAGTAGGTTATTTCGGGTTGCGTCACTTGGCTTCCGGTCGTGTTTTCGAATGGCTTGGATCAGTTCGGCACATTCTTCTATAACCATATTGATTTGCGCCGGTGCTCCAAATTTTTCGAGAGCCTGAATCAGTACCTTTTGTTGACTTTCATTTGTCCACATAGTTAACCCTCCAATGCTTTTTCAATCAACTTTCTGTTTTCCGAGTACTGAATCGCGAAGTCAGCATACCTACTATCCCCGGTGTGCGTGTTGTCCAGGTCTTTGAGTAGATCGTTGGTTTTCTGCAAGGCTTCCAGTAGTTCCGGGGCGGCGGCGATAAGACGAACATTCGCATCGATAATGTCTTGATCTTCCCAGCCCCGTGAGCCATCACGTGTGCCATCGTGAACGACTGCTACTATATTGCCCCCTCTTACTACCCAGCGATCATTGCCTTTATAGGTTTTCCACTTTCCCGGCGTGCCTTTAAATTTCGGTTTCATCTTCTTCTCCTGTTATGCCCGAAGGCGGGTTATTAACTTTTCTTTCAGATTCCAAATTCGCATACACCCCAATCGTGCTACGGTAAGTTGTTCTTCAAGAAACAATCTACGGCCACCGTTATTGGGCCATCCTCCGGGTGTTATTTTAATTTCTCCTTCCTCTGTATAGCAGAGTACGGAAGGACGAATCAACTCATACCGCTCTTCAAGAAAGGATATAACCTTGTCTTTTATGGATTCCGGGACGCAGTAGTGTAAATAGTAAACATGCTCATCTTTATGCTCGTGTTCTTTCTTGAAATCAGCTTTGAAATCCTCCCATGAACGCTTTATCTCTACCTCTGTCAGATAACCGGATTTCGTGAGAATAACTAAGTCGGCTTCATGGTTGAGCAGCCCCCATGAAAGATTAGGCACGAATATATCTTGGCGCTTGTTCCATATTCCGCTATTGTACAAAGCGAGTTGGATTTCATCTACAGTTAACTTTGTGTCCATCTTATTGCTCCTTTACTCGTTCGATGGGACGCCAGGCAAGAACTTTTAAATCATGGCTATCGTACTCATTTGCAATTACTACAGCCCATTCATTACTACCCACATAAGAGCCAATTCCCTTCCTCCCATTGCAAAACAACACAAGTACATCATCTTGATCTTTCGGCAACTCATCCCCCACACTGATCCATCGATAGGCCTTTTCCATGCCTCTGCGGTAGCCGAAAGCATCACCGGCGAGGAAATCTCGCTCAGAACGAGTTTTGCAGGCATCACGGCTGACCTCCCATTCAAGGGTGGATTCTCTACTCCATAATGTTTCGGCGTACTCTCTGGCCGCTTCTTGGGGTGTTTTCATTGTTTACTTTCTTTCGTTTGATTAATTTTAACTCTACGATTCGGCGGGTCATATATATCCGCATGGCTCTATCCCGCAACTCATCAGGTGTCATAGCGAAAAACCATAAACGCGCGTATTCATCAGCACTATAACCGTAACTCATGCCAATGACAGTACCATCAGCGTCTCGTTTGACTGAATAAATGGTTATTTGATTACGACCTTCCCGCCTTAAGCGTTTTAAAAGTCTTGTTTTCATCTCTCGTAAGGATTTTCAGGTAAGGTATTCACGTCGATTGCCAGTCCGGCGGAGATCAGGCCCCGGTAGTCAAACATCCATTCATTGAGCTTGTCGAACACCATAAGCCAATCGGAATCCATACAGCCTCCTACTGTATAAAGCAAACCGGCTACGTCAAATTCTATGAAATGCCCTCTGTTATTAAGGACATCAAGCGGCACAAACTTTTCCCCTCTATGGGTGATCTCTTTGGTGAGGTCGGACATCGGGCGAAGGATGGGGCCAACTTCCGTGTAATCATGGCTCTTGTCAATCAGTTTCTGTGCTGACAATAAATTCACCAACTGTAGGTATACTCCACGTCCTTTATCTTGGAATACCACTCCATACGGCAGATACCCGCAAATATCTTTCAGTTCAAGCGTTTTCATAGGTCGTTCTGTTTAAGTTTATCCATTGTAATTCCCCGGCCTCGGCCATTCTTGCGGATTCGCTCGATTTTTTGGATTCTCCGAATAATTCCTGTCGGTTGAAGATTTGCATCAAGTCCTGAGTACGCTACAACCTCATTCAGCCAGGTTTCAACGCTTACTCCTTCGGGTGGGCCCTGCCAAATGCCGTCTATCAGAAAGTTTTTCATTTCCCGTTATTTTTGAAGTATTCGACAATCTCTTCGGCGGTGGCTTTGCGGGTGGTTGGCCAGTGATAGGAATAGCCGTTGATCTTGTCTGACGTGCACTTGAACATTCTTCCTTCTTCCACAAACCACTGTTCCCGGTAGTTCTCGTAATTCATCGCCGCCAGGGCTTTGAACAGCTCGGTGTTTTCGCCGCAGTCGATATAGCCTTTTGAAACCATCTCTGACTGTGTGACGGGGGATTCAAACGCGCATAATAGACAACCCGATGTAACATCTACATACAACACGTTAGATTCAAGACCCCGCATAAGAAATTTATATCCAACCCCTTCCAGCCACTCGATCAACTCTTTTCGCTTCTCCGGATTCTCAACCCGAACAAAGCAGGGGGTAGTGAAGGTCATACTTCAATCAACTTTAAATCATTCTCTTGAGGAAGCAGAACACCGTCGTAACGTAAGCAATCCAAATTGATAATAATCTCACGACCAACAAGACGACTAGCTATGTACTTCTTATAACCTTCAACTGTATTCACGTCTTCCGGTATTGACAGGGCGTATCCGACAAAAGGATCACAAGACAGGATTTCTTTTGTATCGGACACTTGAATTATTAATTCTGGCCAACTCGCTCCGATAATAACAGCCAGTTTCATAGCTCGTTGAGTTTTTTGAATAAAATTGTCCAGATCGGATGTTAGGTAACCTCCATGTGCTTGTTCCATGTATTCTTTGAATGCCTCCGCTGCTCTTGCTTTCAGCGCTTTGATCTTCTTCCTCTGGTCATCGATTACCTTTCGGGCCAACTCTTCGCGCCTCTTGGATTCCTCCAACTCTTTGCGGTAGCGGGTAATTTCCTCATCCCTCTCATCAATCATCTCGCTACAAGTATCGTTCATCATTAGTTGGTAGTGATGTAGGTCATCCTGATACTGTTCTTCTGCGTCCTGCTCGGCAAGCTCGACGACCTCGGTAAATAGGCGGCAATACTCTTTTACTGTCTCGACCTCATTTTTGGTTACAAAACCTGCTGTAAATTTCTTACGGTATCTCTCAATTGCTTCTTCTGCTCGTTTGCTTTTCATAGTCAAAATAGCTTTTGTATTTCTTGGTTCGGGGTATAATTCATCCATACAACCTCCTGCATCAGGGTTCCGCTGCCGTTGACAATCCCGCTGCGGATATTGTTCTTTTTGATTGGAAATTTCACCTTCTCCCAATCTCCGTACAGTTCATTCATCAGCGGACAATCGTAGCTGCTTATCATTGCCCGGCCTTGAATCCCATGTAACTTGTTGGCGAGATCTGCGTGTTGTTCGTCGGAAAACTCGTACACATAATCGTTCCGTGAGTTACGGCACTGCGACGGATAGGGAGGGTCGCAATAAAAGAATGCACCGGGAAAGTCGATTTTGTTAATACAATCAGCGTAGTCTAAATTTGTAATTTGAAAACCAGACCGTAGGACATCAGCCACTTCATGTAACTTTGCGATTGCATTGTTCCATCGGCTTACGGTTTCACCGCCTCGTGCGTTTACATGTTGTTTAGCCATGTGCCAACCTTTATTCTGGAGTTGGCACCCCAAACCGAAAAACGATTGTCTAACCCGAACATAGAATCTGCGGGCTTGTTCGATTTTATCTTCCGCCGACTGCCAGCAGTTGTCGTATTCCTGTTTTGAACACGGGGTGAGCAGTAGTAATCGAATTAGATCTCCTTCGTGATCCCGCAACACCTCGAAAAAGTTTGTTATTTCGCTATTTATTTCGTTGGCCGTTTTAATAACCTTGCCCGGATAATTGATTGATACGACCATACTTCCGGCAAATAGATCGATCAGGTGAGTAAAGTTATCCGGGAAACACCGGTACAAATGTTTAATCCATGTGAATTTGCCACCGAAATAATTGAAAGCTATTTTTGTTGACTTATTGCCGCTCATTTTTCTTCATTCTGTGCCCCGGACGGGACGGTTTCACAATCCCCGTAATACACCCAAATTTTACGTCTGGAGTACCGGGTTCTCGTTTGAATCCAGCCGCTTTCGAAATCGACCCCGATCACCTCCCGGCGATGGTTCCTGAATACGATCAGGTCGCCTTTTCTCCATCTTTTCTCTTCAAACTCGCGGTATGTCATTGTCTTGCTGTTTTGCTTCCCGTTTAATCTTGTTGATCTGCTTGCGTGTCACCTGAAATACCCCCCCCCGAAAGGTGTTGCAGGTCTTTGACCTTCTCAGCGGGGATTTCGTCGATAAATTCACCGGTGCGATGGCTGTAGAGGGTCACCATTTCCGGATCGATCGTTTGGTTGATTTCGACTTTCATTGTGGTAGATTTTAAGTTTTGCGTATCTGTCTTTCGGCGTATCCCCGATGTGGATTAATCCTGCTTCTTTCAGCCTTTCGAGCTCTTCGACCATCTCGAACCAACTGATCGAGAGTTTGTCGTAGATACTCCGAAAAACAATGTTCAGCGGCTCGATTCTTTTCTCTTTTCGCTCGGCGGTCAGTTGCTCGATAGCTTCAAGGACGGTCATTTCTCTTTGCTTTTGAAGTAGTTTAACAGTTCATCCAAACTCATCAGGAGGGTAAATCTTTCCTTGTCGTGACATCTGGTGTCGGCAACTTCGGAACAGGTGTAGTTATCTTTCATCGCTATTTCTTGACAAAACCCCGTTGTATGGCTTCGTGGTTACGCGCTTTTTCGCGCTTCTCTTTGAGAATAAAATCCCGGCTGGCGTAAGAGTTGAAAGTGTTGATCGCGCTGCGGCAGCGCTTGGTGGCTCCCTTGTTGCACATGTCGGTCAGAATGCGGATTACATCCTCGTCGTCCATGCGCTCGACAATCGCCTGAGCCTGGCGCAAGGTGATCGGAAACTCCATCAACTGAACCGAGGGTGTATGGGTCTCGATCCACCGCAGCATATCCTGGGCTTTCTGCGAAACTTCACGCGCGCGCGTTTTGTCTTTACCAGAAAAAAACTGTGTGTGTGCTTTCTTATCATTCTTTACATTCTTGTTTGTGTTCGTCTGCAGGCTTTCTGCTGTACGTCTGCGGGTCGTCTGCAGGCTTTCTGCTGTACTTTCTGTTGTATCGTCTGATTGGTATGCGTCGTAATTAACTACTGAAATAGTGCTTATTACATTGGATTTCTGTTGTACTATCTGACGGTCTTTTTCGAGCTCATTTAAATACCGTCTTACCTTACTTCTCGACCACTTCCACCGGGTTGCCAATGTTTCCTGGGCAATGGCCGTGTCGCCTCGTTTTATCTCGACTTTGTTTCCACGCACATACATGTTCATCCCTTTGTGGTTGGCGAGCATAAGCAGGTCGATCCATGCCATAACCCGGGTAAACGGCTCACTGAAATAATCCGGATGCTCTATGATCTGACGGTGAAGTTTTATCCAGCCTTCCATTACAATCCTTTTTGCTCTTTAAGCCTTTTAACCTCCTGCTGATAGTGCTTGATCAGCACCGCATATTCGGTCGGCCCGATTTTACTGATGTTGTGTCTTTTGATGTCCAAATAGGGAATAACCTTATCCCCGTACTTCTCGATAAGACCGTGATTATATCCGATCATATTGCCTTCGTCGAACCTGTTACAACTCCTACATTGCAGATTCACGTTAGATTCATCGTAGCGTAAGCTCATGTGCTTCCGGTTGACATAATGGCCTGCATCCGCATCCTTCCAAAAAACTACTTTTCCGCACGAAATACAGCGTCCGTAACCGTTGCTGTCGGAATCCCTCAGTCGGACATATTCGCTGAAAATTCGGTCTAATTTGGCCTTGTAATTCATTAGTAACCCCTCCCATCCAATCTAACCTGCTCCTTTACGAAACTTATCTGCGTCCTGAGATTATCAGATTGATGTTTGCAGGTGGCGTTGATCCGGTCCAACCACTTGACTAACCTGTTTTCATGCCGGCAGCAACTCGTCAGGTATTTGTTGGCTACTGTGGCCGCCATGCAATCGATTCGATCTTTGTTTTCCTCGAAAGCCCTATTGATGGCTTCCTCCTGCAGGAAAACAGCCTCGGCAAGCATCTCACCGGATCGGGCCATGTAGGCGTTGAGAGTGGATAGCCGGTCGAGCAAGACATTTATTTCACCGGAATAAGGAGCGTTGAGATACTGCTGTATATCGTGGGCTTCCCTGCAAAGCGGTTCGAGCCTGCCAACCATTGTTTCAGGCAGTAACTCCCCATTGCACTCCACCAGAATATCATCCATCATGTGATCATTTTTAAAAGTTTACTCTTGATCTCTTCTTTGTACTTATTGGCCTTTTCAAGCTGTTTCAGGCAAAAATCGATGAAAGGCTCATCCCGTTCTACCCGAAGTATTTTAAGGGCCAAATCCGGATTCTGAACCCTGGGATCGTATGCTATGAAATCACACCATTTTCGACTTGTTACGATCAGGTTCCCCTGAATCTGGGTGTAATACCCTCGGTTCAGCTTCTTCAAATCCTCCTGTGTCTCCAATAGGAGGTACTTTACATAAACTTTCCCGCTGTAAGGACACTTGATCTCAACGATTCCATCTTCACCTACCAATCCATCCGGGGAACCGCCGAAATATTTGTTATAGCGTATGAAGCCGCACAAATCGACTTTATTACCCGTTCTGGCTTCATACTGCATTCGGACCTCGTCTTCATACTGCTGCCCCCATTTGATCTCTTTGTTGTTGAGTTCCTTGTAATCGAGGATTGTTCCGTTGGTTATCTGCTCGGATATTTTGTCGTAAACGTAATCCTTACTCTTTTCGGAAAGTTTACCTGCCTCCTTGCCGGCTTTACTTTTGGGCTCGGAGAGGAGATCGTCCAGCTCCGAGCTCGTAAACATTTCCAATCTGCCCGAATACCATTCAGGAGTTCTCTGTAGCTGTTCCATGCTCTTTGGCTATATCTTTCAAACCGAAAGCGTTGTTTTCGATCTGCTGCTCGGCAAAGCTCTTTTCCTCCGGCTCGCCTTTTCTTCCCAGGGCCTTGCTGAGTAATTCGTTGTACTTGGCTTTGTCGATCTGACCCTTTAAAAGCGCGTCTTTGGCCTCTTGCTCGGTGGAAATCGTTTCAGGATCGATTTCATTGGGAATAACCCTTGCTTCTACCGGGATAGGCTGTGCGTCGTAGAGTTCTTCAGCGGTCTGCATGCCCATTCCGATCTCAGGAGCGTAAGTCCGGGCGAAGAATGCCCCGGCGCGATATTGAAGCATCAGCTGGGGAATAGTCTGCCATTTCGAACCGTTTTTGGAATACCAACCCTCTTTCTTGGCCATATTGATGTCCACCCAAGCGCCTTCTAGCTTTTCGCCCGATTTGTCATAAGCCCACGCCCGGCATCCCCAATCGTCCTGTCCTTCGGTTCCGCGCCACTCGTAGCGGATCGGAGAAAAACGACCGCTGACGTTTAGTGCCGCAATCAGGAATTTGGACGACCAACCCGGATTACCATGTACGATATAAAGATTCTGCATAACCATCAGGGGAGACATCTTGATACGGTTAGCCATCTCAAGGGCTACAATGCAGTTGGGAAGGTTCTTTTCTCCCTGATACATCACCGGGACGATTGTTGAACTGCAAAGGGCTTTTGCCATCCTTTGGGCGTTCTCGAAGTTGTTTTGCGACCCGAAGACCAACATACTGTTGTCCTCGATCACGGTAAGTTTGTTTTCTGATTCCATAACTACAATTTTTGAGGTTTGAGGGAGATTAGGGTCTCCTTTGAGGACAGGGCCGGTTCTGCCCCGGCGACAGCTTTGAATCTTACCCGCGAGAAAGGGTATCTGTCGGCTTCGTTTGTGTTGGCCCTGTCTTGCTGTACATCTCAAGGGCGCACTCCCCGCATCATTGCCTGCCACTTATCCGGGCGTCCCCGGTGGCTGCCTGTCCAGTTGCCCGTCTTTCCGGGCTGTCAATATGCTTGTTGATTCCAAAATATTTCCCGAAAACCTGGCTTCTGACCATCTTTAGTGTAGAAATACCTCTTGTAGCGACCGATAATTTTGCCGTTCTCATCAAACAGAATAACCCATTCATCGCCTATTGGGAGTCCGTCATGACGGAGCCTCGAGATAATCTTCCGTGCATCTACAGTACCGCCTACCTTGTTCATCTCGGCGGTTGTCATAATCCTGCCTTGCAGTAAAGCCGCTTTGATCTTCTTTTGGGGTTCCGCTAAATAGTCCATAATATTGAGTGTTTTGATTTATCCTTTAAAAACTCCGCGATGCTCCCGTAGGGCGGAGGGGTGACCCGGATTGCCGTCCGGATCGTAAAAAAAATGGCTGATAACCTAAACCAACATTACTAACCTAACCTGCTTTACGGTAGCAGGAACCGTTAACTAACCCATGCCCTTACATCGTTCGATTCAGGCGGTATTACTTCTTCCAAATGGTCGATATACTGAACCTGTGCCCGGTAAACGCTTAAATCGAAAAGCTCCGGATCGTCGAAATAATCCTCTCGCATACGCGACAAGTCGACCGACACAATCACATCCACACCATCCTGCGAGACGGGCTCCAGTTCCTTTTCCACCACATCTCCCTGTTCCATCCAACCGAGAAGATCGCCTATCTGACGACCAATAGCGGCCAGTGTTTCATCCTTGTATTCAAATGGGGGTAAATTCGTCGATGCCATGGCTACTCAGTCTTTAAGTATTTCTTAATACCTGCTTCACCCCGCTTGGTCGTTGCGATCAGAACCGCCGCCAGCACCAGCCCCCAGAAGTTGATCCGGAAATCCTGCGCTGCGGGATTGTCGTTGACGATCATCAACCCGGCAACTACTGCCAGAAAAAACCGAATCACTTTCATAAGACTTTGGATTTTTCAGGGTTAGACGATTTATCACCCTGCCAGCACTCAATCAGACAGAAAACGACACGGAAGAACGGAGCAATAGATTCATACTGCTCGTGAGTAAGATTGGAAAGGGTGTTGGCTATTTCCTCATTCGATAGTTTGAGGATAGATTCAACGCGTTTACGGGCGTTAGCCGTAGCATCGGGTGCACCTGGTGCACCTGCGCTAACTTTTTCACTGTTTGGCATTTGTGTACAAAAGTTAGTTGCGTATATATACAAGAAGGACGAGCCCCCTTTTGTCGCCAAACAGTGATCAGCCCGAAGACTGAGTACACAGGAGCCCGCCCTATTATCAGCGGTGTAAAATATGTAGTTCGTGATCTGCTGACCACTGTTTGGCAATACAATATTAGTAAAGTTTTCTGACTTTACCAAATCTGCAAGCAAAATATTTTCACAACCGCTCATTTATTCTGTTTTTTATATATTTGTTTTTCTGCTCATCAAATTGAAGCTATGGATTACGGAACAACTATCACTGCTTTGTCAACGTTAGTAATGCTGTTAATAGGTTGGCAGATATACACTTTCATCCAATGGGAGAAAGAGGTTGACCGCAAACTTGAAAAGCGGATGAAACTCTTTATGGATAACTACCGAAAGGATCAAATGCAGGTTGAAAAAAATCATACTTCCAAGAATCGTCTTTTGTTTATTAATTTATTGGGGTTGATGTATCTGAAATTCTACGAATCTCGCGATAGTCTATTCACAATGCTATCCATAGTTTATTTTGCTAATGATATTATTGATAATAAGGACCGTGAGAGCGTAAAGCAGATACAAAACATGTTACAAAGTATTGTTGATCATCTACCTGAATTTCTACCTTTCAATAATGCCGAAATAATCGAGCGATTAGAAACATCCATAAAAAGTCTTTGTCAGCTTGACGATTCGGGTTTTCAGTGTCTTGATTTAGTTCGTCAAATAAAGGAGCGAAGTCAGCAATAATCTGAAAAGTGTCAGTTATTTGCCTTTTATAGTAGGCTTCGAGTTGATCAATATTCTCACAATCGCTGTTCATTTCTTTTCATTATTGGAGGGTGGGTGGGATTCGATACCCACAACTGCTGTCTAACTGCTCGGACTTACGGATTTATCCCGCCCTACATCTTCTGCCGTACTACTTGTACTACCACCCTTTTTGTACCCCTTAGCGGACTCGAACCGCTACCTGCCCACACGCGCACAAAAACATCTTCAGTCAAGCAATAACCGGTTATGCGTGTTCGCCGTCTCTCTCCCGTTAGACTAAAGGGGCGGAATCTTACAATTTGTCGAGGTACTCTTTGATCGCCTCTCTATCCTCATCGCTGACTTCGTCAGAAAGAGCCAGCCGGGAAAGGTTTGCCCTCAGTGGATTCAAAGCTGAATCCGGAGCGGGGCCGGGTGTGATGATAAATTCGTCGTTCATGATTTCTTCGTTTTAGGTTTTCTCTATTTCGGTTAACATCTTTCCCTACGTGCCACCTCGTAAATCTCCTGCGGTTGATTGAACCGATCCAAGTCCGCGATATGATAGACAGGATGACATCTGCGGCGCACCTTAAATGAAATAGCCCCTGATTTCGCATACCTATCCAAAGTGGTCACACTTACCCCCAAATACTCCGCAGCTTCTTTTCGAGAATAGAATACCTTTCCCGGGCGGGGTGGGGCGGTGGGTATTTGCTTTATTCCTCGTGGCATAGCTTTAGGGATTTATAAAATCATTAAGATCGGTTTATCTAAAAATATGAAGATCAAACACTAAACATATGACTATAAGCAACCCTACAAGGAAGCCGAACAAGCCAAATACGCCACCCATCCAGCAAGCGGCAATATCCTTTCTGTCAAGTTCCGAATATTCAGTTATAGCCAGCTTGATTAATTGGATAGCAAGAGATGCCATCCATATAGACAAACCGATAATTATCGCTATAAATAACAACATGATCGTATTCCATATAAGGTTTTCCATAGCTTTAGGGTTTGATTGTTTAGGTTTAGCTAAATTGATTTCGCAACTTTTGCACGTTCATCCTTTACCACATCTATGATTTCCCCAATAAATAGTAGGTGCTTTTTAGCTCGACAAACCAGGTTCCCCAAAGATAATTAAAATAATATGAAAAAAAAAAAAGAGCAGACGACAGGAGCTTATGACGCTTAAAGTTGGGCGATCAGTCTATTACGAGATCGCAAAAGCCGATTCGGTGCGATCTACTCTCTATCGGTTATCACAGATAACGGGAAATGTCTACAAGACTAAGAGTATGCCGCCGAGATATAGAGTAACCCGAATATCCTAAAGCTATGACTTACGACGATTTGAAAACATTTAAAAATGATCTTGACTCATTGTGTGACAAGTTGGAAGAGACACATATAGATGTTAGGAGATGTCGATCCTTCAACTTAATGAAAGGTCTGTGGTTACGGGAAGACCGCAACCACCCTATAACCCCCGAATTTGAAGCTATAGAAAAAGATTTGGTTCGTTCGTCTCTTGTTACAATGCAAAGATAAAGAATATTTCTTGTTATATGCAAGAAAATAAAAAGATTTTTTTAATGAAAAAACCTAAAAGCACTGAAGCTGAAAGACTTATACAGGCCGTGCAAGCCCTAATAAAAACAGGAAAAGTTCGTAGTTTTGCCGAAGTTGCCAAAAAAGCCGGGTATCAATCACAAGATTTCACAGACTTGAAATCGGGAAAAAAAGATTTACAAAGATTATTTCTTGACGACCTATGTAATACACACCCTATTAATAGAGATTATGTAGTTACCGGTAAAGGTGAAATGCTCACCACCAACCCTATACCCCAGCCAGAATCAAAACCCAAACAGTTGGAATTTGACTTTAACCGTTGGATGGAGAATGAAGAAAAAAAGACCGCCAGCCTCCAAAAGTTAATCACGACCAATAGCCAACTATCCTCAACAAATCGTGAATTGGTTGAAATGCTCAAAGAGGCAATGTCGAAAAGTGGGAAGGGGGAGTTTCAGAACCAAATCGACGAGCTTAGCCGTCGAATAGATCGTTTTTTGGAATCCTGGAGTCAGAAGCGTGCAGAGGATGCCATATAATAAAAGGCTTGAGATTCCGAGTGTATGTTAGAATTGTAAGAGGACTGAATGTTAAACCTAAAAAATAAAAATCATGAATAATGATAATAATGAGTCCAATATCTCAGGACGCGGTATCTTGTGGACTATCGGGATTGTTATCTTGATTTTTTTATGGTGGTTCAATTCGTGTAATTCATGCACTGACAGCAAGCCTGAGTCATTTACAACCGAAAACAAGTCCTCATTTGATAGTAAATGGAATCACTTAAAACAAGTTCAAGAATTAGAGAAGCAATATAGCGGAACCCATAAGGGCCCTGTTATTTGGGGTATTAAATTCGGCATGACGGCTAATGACTTTAAAAATCAATGGAATCGATTAAAAAGACAAGGACATGTAAAACAAATGTCTGCTTCTGGATTAACCGCCTATTGTTTTAAAGGCCAAACGTGGGATAATGATTATTATTACGCTGTTGCAAAACCTTTATATACAGATAATAAAATTTCACAAATCCACTTAACCATCCAAAACCTTGAACTCAATTGGGATTGTTATCCTGCCGTCAAACAATGGTTGAAATCCCTATACGGAGACCCCAAAATAACCACAGCAGACCCTCGATCTGTATACTGGTTTACAGAAGGATTAGAGGTGGTTATGGAAGAGAAAGTTGTTAAATTAGAAGATTGGCATGTGCCCGAAAAAAGCGTTATTGTAACATTCAAGCACCTTTAATGATAGATTGTATCAAATACTAGTACCTATGATTAAAACACTTTTAACAACCTCGCTGGCTGTTCTTATAACTTCTTGCACGTCTTCTGAAACACCAGAGGTCGCATGGCAAGAATTGGAAGCAAGAGTAACAAAATTAGAAGACAAAGTAGCCGCGCAGGCCGGTCAAATCAAAGCGATAGATGAGCTTTTAACACAAAAAGAAAACGAAATAGTTGGTTTAAGAAGAGAGATAAGCAACCTAAAAAAATCCGCCTCCGTTAAATCACAACCATCACAACCTTTATCTCATCCAAATATTAATCATAATACAGCAACATCCACAAGCACTGTGAAATCTACAACATCACAGTCTAACTCCATATCCACCGGAAGATGTCAAGCAATCACAAAAAAGGGAACTCAATGTAAAAGATCAGCCCAGCCCGGAAGTCGTTATTGTTGGCAACACAACAGATAACAAATATATGAAATTGGTGCAAATATAGGTGCAAACATCTTTACAACATTTAGCAAATAAATATAAATCAATATATTATACTGTATAATTTTATACCTGTCACTAACAGGCGGTTCCTAAATACATACGTCAAACAGCGCTACCTCGACATTACCAATTCCATTTTCAAGCTGGAAATAACCGGAGCCATTAACCGGATGTCTCCCGTTGAAATTAAAAAATATGTGGAATCATCATTGGGGACAGTCGCAGATGAAGCGTATACCTTTTCCGAGCATTTTGAGCGTTTTATTTCAACTCGGGAAAAAGAATCAACCAAAGACATATATCATCAGACATTATTGAAAATAGAGCTGTTTTCGCCCGGAAAACTGGCATTCTCTGATATTAATATAATCTGGCTAAAAGGATTCGAGCAATTTCTGAAAGGACAAGGGCTGTCCGTTAACTCCATCAATTTGCACATCCGCAATATTCGAGCAGTATTCAATGATGCGATAAACGAAGACAAGGCCGAACAGAATCTATATCCATTCCGCAAATTCAAACTAAAATCGGAAGAGACCCGAAAACGATCCCTTACTATAGATCAACTCCGAGCTATACGGGATTGGCCTTGCGAACCCCACGAACAGCAGTATATAGACATCTTTATGCTAATGTTCTATCTACGCGGCATTAACATGATCGACTTAGCCGGACTAACCAAAATAGACAATGGGCGGGTAGAGTTCCGGAGGGCTAAAACAGGTAGGTTATACTCAATCAAAATAGAACCTGAAGCAGAAGCAATCATTAATAAATACCGGGGTAAAAACTTCCTCTTAAATATTAATGAGCGCTACTCTAACTATAAAAACTACCTGCATCGAATGAACCGCAACCTGAAAGAATTTGGATACACAAGGGTGGGGAAACGAGGCAAAAAAGATAAAGAGGGGGCCTTCCCATTCTTATCCACCTACTACACGAGGCACACATGGGCTACACTTGCCGCCTATCTGGAGATACCCAAAGAAACCATTGCGGCCGCGCTTGGACATGGGAAAAAGGACGTAACTGATATATACATTTCTTTCGACCAAAATAAGATAGACGAAGCCAATAGGCGGGTAATTGACTATCTCAACAAGAATTAAAACACCACCAAATTATACTGCACTCCCACACCTAAATATGGTCGTATGCCTTGCGGAGTTAAAGCTGCCCCGGCGCTCACGCCGATCCCCCAGCGTTTCGGCCTGCCGGGAACCTCGACCCGCTGGATAATGGTTTGTGTAACCGTCCGGGGATAGACTTCGATACTGTTTGCCTGCACATTGTAGCCCTCTACCTCCATACGATAGGTCGAATCGTCGGTAAACAGGTAACGACTGATCGGAATGGGAAGGTGAATAGGTTTCCCGTCTGCTGTATCGTGGATAGTGTCATACCGGACGATATGCACGTATTTCGGTACTGACACCGTATCTCTGATCGTGTCGAGACGCACGACTGGCGGCAAAGTATCGTACTGTACGATCTTAACCGGGTCGAAATTCTTTGTCCAGCGCCCCAGCAGGAATACGACGACCAATGAAGCAAGTACGATCAGCGTGTTTTTCATGATTAACTTGTTGAATTAGTGCCGACATGGGAATTCACATATCGGGCTATTTTTTGTGCAGGATTTGCCGCCGGTTCCTGCCCGGCGAGTATGAAATGTGAATCCAGCTATATCCCGTCTCATCGATCAACTGGTCGAAATCGAAGCCTCCGCCCGCGATCAGGTCGAATAACTTTTTGTTCTTTGCCTGGCTGCCGACGGTAATATCGGCGGCTTCTCCCCGGACATGCTGGCTGGTGGGTACGCCGCCGACCGCCTTGTTTAATGTCGGGCACCGGTAACCGCTGTTAACCGTGATCGGGCCGCCCCACTTTTCGCGGATCGGGTCGAGCAGGTTGTTTACGAGTGTCGAAAGTTTGACTTTCACCCCCGGCGGCGGGGTGTTGTCGATCCCGAGCGCCCGGGCCTTGGCCGAGGCGGTCAGTTCGGGTATGGTAAAGTATTTCATTTTTTGTCGTTGTTATCATTCGTATCTACTTCTTCCGGTTCGATAATATCCGCTTTCTTGGCAAACAACTTGAAGATATTGACCCGCATTCGCTTCCCGCGCGCCTCGAAGTAATTCGCATAGCAGCTGTTAATTTCACAGCCGAAGATCACCAGCAAGATCAGCAGCGGCAGGACGGGGATGCCGAACGGCTCACCGAAGGTCTGCCCGATAACCCCTGCCAATAGAATCCAACACAGGTAATCGGCCATCTTGTTAAGTGTCCGGCGCACGGCCCGCGAGAAGCGGATGGTTTCGCCTCGTTTACGGGCCGCAGCCACACCGAACCTTAAATCGACCAGGATTAGGATCACGGCGGCGAGAAACACCCCGGCCAACGGTAGCATAAATTCGTAAAATTGCGAAAGGACTGTCGCCAGAAAGCCCGAAAGGATGTTTCTTTGTTGCATGGCCGCCTCCTTCCTATCCGATCATCACAATGGTCCACATAACCAGTGCCCCGGCCATCACGGGTACAAAGTCTTTCCAGAACTTCGGTTCAACGTAGTTACCGTTTTTGTCCTTGTACTCCTTACCGGAGGTTTGTTTGATCCCGGCCCACGCAATGGCCACGATCAGCGCAGGAAAGAATGAGAACACGCCCATGTTCAGGATTACTCCACAGATTGCGGTCACCACCATCCCGATGATGATCTGCCAAAGGTTTGATTTTGTCATTGTTTGAAAGATTAATGATTATTTAGTGTAGGCTGCCCATACTTCATAAGACCAATTAACAGTAGTAGGAGAACTTGTACCGCCATACCACGCTGCTACTGTTACCGATCCTGTTGATAGGTTATATTGTAAATCCGATATACGTGCTATATCTCCAGTAGTTTGATTCCATTGAGAACTACCTAATCCCACTGAATTAGATTGCGATCCGTAAAGGAACAAGGTGCCGCCTTTCATTAATATAGCAGACAACCCCTTAATTGTGGTAAGGTTTTTAGTGCCCCCGGTAAATTCCCCCGTCCATCTTTGTGCATAAACTTGTTTTCCGTTATACATCCATCCTGAAATCGCAACCTCTCCGGAGGCAGGAATATTCAATCCACCGCCTGAAAGTCCATCCAGCTTGGTTTTGTCAGCCGCCGACATCAGCCCGGCTTGGGAAGTGGTCGCATTGCCGAGGTTACTGGAATCGTAGATTCTATACGCACCTTTACTATCATTTCTATACACAGGAGTATCATCGGGAGTTACAATGCGGGTTTTCTTGACGCCATTTCCAACGGCCACACACACGCCGTCACCGGCTACATCAAGCAATCCAACAACGTTCTTACCGGTAGCGTCCCTCACAGCAACTCCGTCTTGAAATTGGAAATCTCCCGTTATGGTTTTGCCACCAGCAAGCGGCAGGTAATTGTCCGGATTGAAGTTTCCGGAGTGCCACAAATTGACAAATGCTTGCCACTCTCCGTTTACCATCCTTCTGATCTGGAACACATCCTGATCATGGCGATTGTAAAGTTCGGTCATATAATTGGAAGTCTGCCCGAATTTTATAAAAGGCCCGTTAAAATTACCTCCAGCAGGACCTCCACTATAGCCTGCGCCTATTTCATTGCTATTATCATTTACACCTCCCATCCCCAGATAAGGGAATTTGCTATCAGGGTTGAAGTTGCCCGCATTCCACACCTTTTGCCACGGCTTCCATGTCCCACCCACTTTATTGCGGATGTAGATGTCGGTGGTGGAGTAAACAAAATACATCTGCTGGGCGGCGTTGGCATCCCAATTCGTGTGCAGTAGGAAACATCCTTGCGAACTTCCTAGCGGGATATTCGTGCACCCGGACAGAAGTCGGTGCATTCCGGAAGTGCTTATCGTATCTAAATCTCCGCCAAACTCACTGTAATTTAACTTGGAGTCCGGATTGAAGTTGTTAGAGTTCCAAACTTTAACCCATGGGCCCCAAACAGTATAACTTTGTCTTAGTCGTATAAAAATAGACGGATTGACATCTCCCGAAGAGCACCCCAATGCCAACTGTGCCCAATTTGCTTCATGCCCGGTTCCTTCGACGACAATGACACTGCCGTAGGAAGTAGGCGCGTTCTGCGTAGTTGTGTCGTAGGTATAGAATCCGTAAGTCGTGGCGCTATTCAAATCCGAAGCAGCACCCCGGTTCACAATATACTGTTCAGCCAGTTTTGCGGCGATCACGGCTCCGTCGGCGATTTTTGCGGTGGTCACTTTCCCTGCACCTATAGTCGGATTAGGGTAGGTCCCGGTCAGATCACCGCCGGCATTGCCACCCGGAGGCAGGGACGTAGGTTTATCCGGCAAGCTCGCAAAGGTGGTTTTATGCGGGTTGCTTCCGTCTTTGATTAACGAGTGATTGTAAGCCGCCTGCGTCCAATCGCCACGCCCGGCTGTTTCGGCTGTCGTCCCCAGAGCCAAAGAAGGGCTGATCTCGACGTATTCCGTCCCTCCCCAGCGATAGGCCAGATTAGTATCTGTAGCGACATAGATTTTCCCAGACTCTCCAGTTGGTGGAAAATCCGACCGCGACGGGTACTCCACCACATCATCTACATAAGATGGCAGTTGTGAAGAAGGAACCCGACCGCTTTCGTCCAGTTCTGCCAGTCCTCCCGGCTGGCCTTTCTCAGCTAAGACTCGATCTCCTTCAGCTTTGGCGTAGTCTCCTTGTGTCTTGGCATATTCCGCCTGAGTATGCGCCTCTGTTGCAGCATCATTAGCAGACGTAGCCGCCTCATTGGCTGATTGTGCGGCTTGATTGGCATTAGCAGTAGCCTGTTGGGCTT